TACCTTATCTCCTTTTAAATCTATATAACCATGTACAGGTATATTAATGCCATCAAACCATCTAAATGCTTCTATCTCAGGTTTACAATTTTCATAACCTGGTATTGTTTGGTGAGCTGCATGACCATTAGCAATCATTCTTGGTAGAATTGTTTTGTAATGTTCAAACTCATCATGTTCAGCAATAGAAGGATTTATTTTTTTAAGTTTTTCTTCTAAAGATACAAACATTATTTTTGCAATCTTTCATACTCTTTTTGAAATGCAGTATTAAATTGTTCAGCAACAATATTTGTTTCTTGCCAATCCTCTAAAAAATAACTTAATGGTTTTTTTAAAAATTTACTTATTTTAACAAGTGCAACAATTGGTATTCTATTATCACCTTTTTCATATTTACCAATTTGTTGAAATGAAGTTTTAAGTGCGGTTGCAACTTTTGATTGGCTTATAAAACTTTCTTTGCCAGTAAACTCATTTATCTTTGTTCGTCTTGCAAGTTTAAGTTTTTTTCCTAAATCAATATAAAATTGATTATCTTCTTCATGGTTCTTTTTTGTATTAGATGATAGTTTCATGTCTTTCCTTTCTTTCAGAGTATAGAATCCCTTAAGTGCAAATGCAACTTTTTAGATATACTTAATTAAGTATATAAAAATCTAGCATCTCTGTTCTCTGCTTCAACAATTCTTCGGTACAATTGATTGTACTCTTTGAATGCTTTGAGAGTATGTACACATTGCCTTCCTTTATCTTTAGCAGCATAAACTTTTTTATGTGCCTTATCTAGCTTATTGTACAATCTAGTATTGCTATTTCTTAAGCTCATCATTCTCCTCACCGATTAGTTTAATGTTTGCCTTAATAAGTCTGGTATCGGTGATATTAATTTTTGCAGACTCACTAGGCATTTTTTGATTGTGTGCTTTTTTAGTTGCTTCTTCAACTGTTTCACCATCAAAAATTTCTTCAAAGTTTACAGCTAGTTCTATGTTTGATTTTTTTAATACTTTAACCATTTAAAACAATATTCCTACTGTAACCAGAATAATCCCTTTTAATTTCATTTCGTTGCTCTAATTTTAATACCAAAGAGCTTACTGAATTTTTACTTCTATAACCCATTTCATCAGCCATTTCTTCAAACGTAGGCGAATATCCAAATTTTGTACTATAGTTTTTAATAAATTGCAATAGCTTCAACATTTTTGGAGTCATTGGTCTTTTAGTTTTTTTCTTGTTCATCTATTACCAACCTCCTTAGTAGTTCTGTATAACCAGATATGTCGTCAAAACTATCTTTTTTATAGCTTTTTGATTGCATAACTCTCCAACATTTTAATAAAATCATAAATAAACCAAAAAATTTAAGAGGTATTTTTACATCTTTGTTATTATGTATTGATAAATATTTTTCCATAATTCCAACCATTACATAAGAAGTATGGTCAAAGTGTCCATAATCATTTTGTTTTTGATTTAGTAATCTTTCTATTTCGCTAATAAATTTTACGTTGTCATTCATATTCTGTACCTAAATAATAATCTCCTACTACGTCTAAACAATAATGTGCAAACACTACTTTGTTTTTATAAGTTGGATAAGTTCTATCTCCTATATCTTTGTATTTAATAACTGCATCAAATATTTCATCGCAGGTAAGGATAGTTTCAAATTTAATTTTATGTAAAATATAACTTTCCTCACCTGAGATAAGAGCTAAAATTAAGTAAACAACTTTCACTTAGAAAGGTATTTGTTTACTCTGCGGTTTATTTTGTTTTGGTTTAGGATCGTTTTTATAACCAGATAAAATATTACCAGATTCATTTAACCATCCGATTAAACCTTTGTGTCCTCCAGCTTCGGCATAGTTCATTTCGCCAGTAAATTTATCATCACCTTTAAATAAAACTCCTACTTGAGCATATATTTTAAGGAACTTAGTATTACCATCTTTTGATTGTCCTTTGACACCTAAGATAGTTCCTTTATTACCATTGTCCAAAGTAACATTACCTGAGAAATCAATTTTGATGGCTTTTTCATTGTTGGCATCAAAGGGAAAAAGCACCCAATCCTTTTGCTTACCACTACCATTGTTTGACATTTTGTCCTCCATTAGTTTTTATTTTTTTTTGTTGTTGTTCAAACAATTCTGCAATAGAATTATTTACTTTTTTCCAATTAGAATATAAAGCAGTTAGTTTAGTTTCTGTTGTCTGCTTTTTTATTTCATCCTCAATTGAAAATGATTTAGTTGTACCTTGATTATTCAAAGCATTTACTAATTCTTCCGCACTAGCATATTCTGAACCATGTAATCCAAATGACGAAAGGCATCTTCCCAATGATGAGCTGCTGCAATTTTCTAAGGCACTTGTTTTATTAATAAAATTTGCGTTTCTATGTTCTTCAGCAGTTCCAACTGAATATATTGTATCTCCAATATGTAATTCTGTTTTAACAACTACTCTTTCATTATCATGGAATAATATTTCTTCATTAAATCTAGCTTCAGGAAAATATTGTAAAAGATGTCTATGTCTTTCACTAACAGTGGAATATTTTTTACCTTTAATATCTACTGTAGGAATATCTTTAGCTTTCATAAGACAATCTTTACGTCTTTCTTTAAATCCGCCTTTACTTTTTTCTTCTGTTTGTGGTTTTAGTTTCATTGTTTCCTTTCTGTAATTTTTCATTTTGTTTTACCTGGTCAATATCTTTTTGTGCTTTAGCTTCTAAATAACTTTGGTTCTTAGCAATCATCTTTTCACCAAGTTGGTAGTCATCTATTTGTTTTTTTAAATCTCTTATTTCGTCATCTCTTGCAATTAGCATTTGCGAATATTTTTTAAGTTCTTGTTTTTGATTTCTATTTTCAGTTTGTAATTTTGCAAATTGACTTAATATTTCTTGACTCATTTTTTTCCTTTTATAACCTCTGATACAGTTAATTTATTAGTAATCATGTCTTGCAGAGCTTGACCTACCAGACCACCACAAATCATTTTCAAGTTTGCAGGGAGCTTCTTTCTTTCAGCAGCAGTTAAAACATTGTAGTTATAATGCCATTGATCTATATTGAGATTGAGTTGTGATGGTGATAGGTGAGTAGCACTGAAACTACCTCCTTCCTCTCTTGTCTTCCATTCTTCTCCTATTTGCTTAAGCATATACACCTTTAATATACATTAGAACAAATATTGTCAATATTATGTATAAATAAAATTCAATTTGTGGGTTTATATTCATTGTCAAATACTACAGTTGCGTTAAAACTAAATGATATTCTTTCATCATCTTTGTCAGATTTAAAAGGATAAACAGAGTGCATTAAATAATTAGGAAACAAAAACCATTGGCGAACCTCTGGATTAATTCTATATCTACTATCGGTAAACATATTTTCAGATCCTTCAGAAAACTCTATTTGACCGCTAAAATCGTTATGTGCTTTTGCATTGTCAGTTGATTTCATAGACTCAGGTAATTCTAAATAACCAACGCAGCTTAAAGTATAATTACCTTGTACATATTCAGAGTGGTTGTGCATGGGGTTATAATCGCCAGATTTTTGAATAACATACCAAGCAGAATTGATTAAAATATTTTTAATCTTATCATGTTTAAAATGAGCATTTGTATAAGAAACCATAATTGGATCAAAGAAAGCTCTTTTCCATTTTAACAAAACCTCTGGAGTAATTAAGTATTCTTCTTTTACTGCACCAACTAATCTTTGACTCCAATCATGGTCTTTTTGTTTTTGTTTATCTTCTCTAATTTTTTTTAGATCCGCTTTAAAATCTTTTAATAGTTCTAAAGGAAGTGTGGCCTTTGCTAAAGTAGAACCAAAAGGTTTAAATAATTTAAAATTTATCTTGTCTGACATCTTTTTCCATAGGTATAATTGAGTATGTTTTGCAAAGCATCAAACATACTCCATAGGTGTTAGTTCATTTATTTCTATTCTATAAGCAGCAGGTCTATTTTCCCAACCAAAATTGCTTAGTTTTTCTGTTGGTAAATCATCTTTATACAAAAACCAACCTTTTATTGTAAAATTATAATCTTTGTCATTGTCTTTTATAATTAAAAAATACTTTCCTTG